CCTTGCTTATCAAACTCAGCAAGTATTGCATCGAACTCAGCTAAATCAGTAGCAGCATTGACACCAGTTACACCAGTAGTAACGTTACCTCTATCAGTAACAGCAGCGAATAAACCTTCAGTACCAGTGTTAGAACCTGTTGCGTTACCAAGATGTGCGTCAACACCATGAGCAGCACCAGAAGCACCAGCTCCTAATGTATGAGCGTTATCAGAACCAATTTCACTTTCTAACATCGCCATTTCAATATAATCAGTAAATCTAGCTCTAGTATCAGCTTCTGCTTTTAAGTACCATAAGTAACCTGACTGTCCGTTTTCAGCAGAAACTTCTACCCAACCAATTCTAGAAGCGTCAGATCCTGATACTTCGTAGTAGTCTTTCATTATAATTGGTTTGTTAGAAAAAGTTTTGAAAGAAGGCTCGTTAGCTCCTCTTGTTTCTGTAACAGCAGCTCCAGCAGCATTGTAACCAACACCTTTTGCAAATTCAGAACCATAAACTAATATAGTAGTTGCAAAATCAGCAGTGTTTCCAGAAGTTGGTATTGTAGAACCATCATAAGTTGCAACAGTAATATCTAAAGTACTAACAGTAGTTACAATAGCTTTAAAAATTCCTGTTGGAGCAGATACAATAACTGTATCGTTTATTCTAATACCATGATCTGTGCCTGCTGATATTGTATTACCATCAATATCTTGTTGAATAGTTATAATGTTGTTAGTGTCTATATCACCTTTATAAGATAGATGTAAACGACCTTGCTCAGACCAAATAACTTGGTCAGCAGTCATCGCTTCTTCAGCTCCTACTTGTGAAAGAAAACCAGAAATAGTTCTAGGTCCGAAAACCTCAGCTTCTTTCTCCATAAGATCTGGTACGTATTGTTGTGCCCAACCACCCGAACCGTTAAGGTCTAAGTAATTGGTGGATAATGTCTGTTGCCCCGTAGCTGGAACAACATTCAAATTAGGTCCATTTGTAATTGCCATAATTTTTTATTTTAAATAGTTATTTATTGTTTTTAATTTTAAACTTAAAATCAGAAGAATTATCACCTAATACTCTTACTTTCATACCTCCAACGTTGACTTCACCATGAGTTTGTCTTGGATTCATATCAATATTTTTAGCTTTAGTAACGCTTGATTTCATAGCATCAGCCTTACCTTGTTCATAAAAGTGTTTTGCAATAGCATCAGCATTCATAGCTGTAAAAAGTGATTTATGATAACCTTTAGCATCTGATAATGTAGCGTTTTTATCTAAAAACTTTTTAGTAAAGTTGCTTATATCGCTTTGTGTTGCCTTAACCTCTTCAGCGTTGTTTATGTTAAATCTAAATTTTTTATCACCGACGTTGTATTCAAAACCTTTGAACTTGTCGTTAAAAACTTTATTAGTTTTTAATTTAAAAACTTCAGATTGTTTTTTTACTATTTTTTCAGTTTCTTCTGACTCTTTGTTGTATCTATTAAAAAAATCCCAAGCTTTTTGTTGTTCAGGCGTAAGCTTTGAACCAGCTTTGATTTCTTCATAGTATTTGGACTTTTGCCCGTCCAAGTGGCTTCTAGCGCTGGCAACTTGCTCTTTAAACGCTAGTTTTTTTCTTTTTATATTTTTTTCCTCTTCAATTTCTTCGTCGTAAGAAAAAGAATCTTCTATTAAAAAATTTATTTCTTCACTAGATAAATGAGGTTTTGTTTTTTTATAATATTCATACACAACTTCTGTATCACTTAATTTACTATAGTCTTGATTAAGCCTTACATAATCTTGTATATCACCACCAGTTTCTTCCATAAAATCTACTAACTTCTGTATGTTTTCTGGTAATGCTTTTCCTGTAGCCTCTGCTTCAGCAACAGCTTCTTCAACTTTTTCTTCTACTTCTGCCATTTCTTCTTCAGTTGAATCTTCAGTTACTTCTTCTAATACTGCTGTTTCTTCTTGTGCTTCAGCTTCCTGTTGTATTTCTTTTTGTTCTTGTGTGGGCTCGGCATTTTCAGGCTCTGCAACCACTCCGCTGTCGTCAGCGTTATCTTCTTTAGTTTCATTTTTTTCTGGTTTTACTGGTTTATCTAAATTTACTTTTATAATGTTGTCATCTTGTTTTGGTTCTTCAACTTTAACTTTAGTAACATTTTCTTGTGTAGTTTCTTCAACTACGTTTTCATTTTTTTCTTCCATAATATAATATAATAATAATTAATAATTTTAACTAGGTTCAAAAGCACCTAAATCAAAACCGCCTCCCATAATATCATTACCTGCAGACTGAAAGTTTTTAGGCGGTTTATTAGTATTTCTTTGCTCAATCATTTCACTTTGTTGAGAAGCTTGAATCCTTGTTCTTTCATCTTTACGATCTTCTTTTTCTTTTTCTCTATTTTTTAATCCTTCAGTTTCTGCGTTTTTTAACTGCATGTTATACTGAAACTCTATATTCATAAGTTCTTTTTTAAGCTCAGTTTCTTGAATTAGCTTTTTAGCTTCACTTTCTGATTTAGCCTGAATTAACATCATTTCGTTTTCAGTAATAACTTTATTTTTTTGCATATCTAACTGTGCTGCGGTTTGTTGTGATTGCATGTTGGATTGAGACTGTAGCTGTATGTTTCTTTCTTGTAAAGCTTGATCTCTTTGTTGTTTTTTCTTTCTACGTATTTTAAGTATTTGATTAGCTAATTTTAAGTTTTTTATTTCTCTTACGTCTATAGCGTCTTCTAAGTCTATACTTTGTTGTTGCAACGCAACTTGAATATTATTTTCTAATAACATTTTTTCTTCTTCGTCAGGTTGAAGTTGAATAAATATACCAAAGTCATACAGGTATAAACTAGATATTTCTTCTAATGTAGCAACGTTGTGAACACCTATAGCTTCTATAAAAGCATCTTTTGTTGGTGAATACTCTAGTATATCAGACACTCTAAGCGACAAACACTCTGCGGTTTGTGCTGTTAAAAACAAGCCAGCTTGTAATATATGCCTTGTTGCTGTATTACTATTAGCAGCTGCTAGTTTTTGCACGCCAACTAAAGCGTTTTTGTCAGGCATACTACCGTCTCTAGCTTCATTAAGACCGGTAGTATCTCTAATCATTTGCAAGTAATAATTATAATTTGTTATTAAAGCTTGTATTTTGTTACCGCCACTACCACTAGTTATTTCTTGTATTGGCACTTTACCAGGGTTCATATCACCATCCTGTGTAAACGATCTACCAATAACACTACCTGTTTGGAAAAACATGTTTAAAGCTTCTTGTGGATTATAATTTGTACCATTACCTAAGTCTATTTCAGCTAAACCGTCAGCATCAAGGTAAACACCATCTGGCACTATACGTGACATTACTTGTTGTAACTTTAAATGAGTAAGCTGTATCATATCAGCAAAACCAGTTATTCTACCAACTAAAGATTCTATTTTACCTTCATACATACGAGGAGCTACAATACTATAATTCATTTTAACTTTAGTATAATCACTTTTAGGCCTAAGCATATTTCTTGCCATTTCCCATTTTAAAAGTTTATTAGTGCCTAATATTATAGCTCCATCATATAAAACCTCTATAGATCTTTGTAGCTTAGCATATTGACCTTCTTTATTTTCAGGTGGATTAAATTGATCGTCTTTTTCAATTATTTTTTCAGCACCAGTACCAGTTTCTTTAACCTTATAAACTTCGTTCATATAAGTTTTATAATTAAAATACAAAACTTGTATTGTGTTAGTATCTTCTTTATCTCTAGTATAATTATTATTATAATTAGATCTATAAAAAGATTTATTTTTCATTATCTCATCAAGGTCTTCGTGCTCTAAAAAAGGAAACTCTTTTGCTAATTCGTTTACAGGTATATGTTTTACCTCACCTACGTAATATATGTCATCAAAATATGGTGAATCTGTATATGAATAAACAAGGTTTGCAGGATCTACATAGTCAACAACAGCACCTTCTGAAGTATTAAAACTTGTTTTAACAGCACCAATACCTAACACTGTTAAATCATAATAAAAACGTTTTTTAATTAATTCGTAATTACTACCTTCTAGTAACATGTTAATACCTTGTTCTTGAGCTAATTCTATTGATTGTTTGTATGTTAACTGCATATGCAACATTAACTCTTCTTCAGACTCTGGAAGTTTTGAAGGATCATTTTCATAAAGATTTATACCAAACTCTGCTTGAGCAAAATCATTAAAATCTTTTATTCTCATATCTTTCAACAAAGATCTCATATATTCGTTTCTTTGTGCTACGCCATATGGATCTTGAGAAAAAGCTGTTATATCATAAGTTCTTTCGGCTATACCATTTACAACTATATCTACAAACTTAGGTATAATAGGAACAGGAGTCCAGTCTAAATTTAAATAAGACAAATCACCATTAATAGATAATTCGTCTTTATATTTTTGTATTGATTGTTCACCCCTTGCGTATAATCTTAATCTATGAAAGTCATTACGACTATTCATGTATCTATTTAAGTTTCTATCGTTATTAAACCATTCGGCCTCTATAGCTTTAGCGACTTTTAAACCATAGTCATAACTTAACTTTTCAGCATCACTTACAACTTGACTAGGAAAATAACTTTTATTAGAATATCCCATATTTATTCTTTGATTATTTTAGACATATTTCCATTGTTTGAAAACTTAGAAATATGTATATTTAATTTTGGTTTTTCAATTTTAACGTTTGGTGCATACAAATGTCTATTGCAAGCCATTATAGCTAATCCACTACTTATTGTAGCATCAAACTTTGTTCTTTTATTTATATCAAACTTAGCCCAGTCATTTAATAATTTATTAAAATAAACATTGCCAAATGTACCGTCTTGCTTCATGCCTACATGATCTTGTATGTACATTTCAATAGCAGCTGCATGAGCTTGTTTTATGTCTTCACTAGAGTTTGGTATACCACCTATTTCTTTTTCAGCAACAGATAATTTATTCCAAACTTTATCTGG